GAGCCATAAGGTTCTTCGCCATCTTAATACTGTCCTCTGTGCCTTCGTCGAACAACTCACGCACGAAAGAGTCCAGCGGATCAGATTCCCCAAAGTTTTTCTTTGGGCTTAGAAAGCCGGGATTCTTGCCCACATTATAATGGAACCAGAAGTCCTTGAAGGGATCTCCATCTGGAGTTGGAACAATACGAATTGTCTGTTCACCGTCCTCCGGACGCCAGAATACAGTATCCTGCGATCCCTTATTTTGAAGCTTGTTAAGCTTTGCTTTCATTTTCTCTAAATCAATAGCCATATTATTTTCTCCTGTTTTTAGCTAGAGTCAGAATGACAAATCTCTCATTCTGCTGTTTATAATTTACCACAATTAAACTTTTTTGTCAAGCGTAAAAGTATCTTTTTTAACAGAGACGCTTTCTACTCGACCAACGACTGAGTTCCAGTTGAATACGCGGAAGCCGTGGTCAACCTCCCACACCAACTCTCGGCCCTCAGTCATTTTTGTTTGCTTACCAGTTCCCTTAACTTTTGAATTAAGAAATTCTTCTGGAAGCTCTGTCAGTTTTACGAACGTCATCTGACGCTCTTCTCCATTCTGTTTAATGAATGTTCCTTTAAAACCATTAACACTAGTCATTTTCTTCTCCTGTTTGAATTGACGAACTATAACTCAAGGTATAAGCAAAGTCTTGTTCATATTTCGTTGCGAATATTCCGTAACTAATTTTTGTGTTTTCACTTGCTTTCTCTTTTACCTGTTGTTTGATCTTTTTAAACAAAGCGCCATCTGATCTCAGTTTGTCTCTGTTTATTGCATAATAATAACGTACTTCTCGCTCATTGTCAAGAGAAAAAAACTTTTTGTCTTCGCCGCTCTCCACGTCCAACAATCCAATGGTTGAAATCCTTGCAGTTTCATAGGGGTCAGAAAACGTATCGGTTACAGATTCAATATGGTTATATACGTTTATCATATGAATTGTGGACACGATCATTTCATTTAGTTTGTTGTGATAACCGATTAAAGGAACGTCGCCGATGTGCCTTTCCAGTGCAGGGTTGTCTATCAAAAAGATTCTTTTGAAAACAGCAGATCTCGCATATTCTTGCAAGACATTAAAAGTAACTCGTTCTTGTAGCCTTCTTCTTTCAGGCAAAAGATCAGTGTCCGGGCGTATATAAAGTATGTTTATGTCCCTACCTCTAAGATGCTCCAAAACCCTTAAGCAGGCTCCTGATATATCTCCAGATCCTCCAAATACAAACAAAATCTCGCCCTTTATGTCTTTAAAGAAGTTTTTCATGTTCGGGCAAAAAGACTCGTAGTCTTCAGGGCTACTTTGTGCCGGCATATTGAACAATCCTTCTTTTGGGAAGTCTCCATAAGGAGTTTCTTCGTAAGCATCTAGTCCGACATCAATCTTGTAAACCTCATATTCTTGATATTTTGCAAATTCATCTGCGATATTGCAGCCAGCTTGACCTAAGCCAATAATCGTTTCCATTTTATTCCCCCACAGTTTCCAAAATTATTCGTTTTCGGAAAGCTCCTTTACTTCTTTTCTTTTTACGTACCTCTGTCTCCAACTGGTCGATAGTATATCCCAAAGCTGGTACTAGTGCTCCGAATACTTCAGCAATATCAGCCAATTCTTCAAGACAGGGATCCTTCAAAAATTCATTTACTTCTTCAAATAGTTTCTCTTTTAGTTTTTTCCTATATTCTTCATCTGAAGCAATGTGAGTGGAAAACTCTTTTCCTTCTTTCGTCATTATTAAAGGTATCTTATCTCTTATCAATTTGTTGTACACTTTCACAGTTTCATTTCCTTCATTTCACCAAAATTTTTGCCGGCGTGAACATTAACTTTGAATACGCCCAAATCTGTCTCAGAAAATTCCTTTATCATCTCCAATAAGGATTCCCTATCCTCGTCCGCAAAATCCAGAACCAAACTATCGTGAATACAAAATGCGATTTTGGACCTTTTGTCTTGAAGTAACTTATTGACGGCCAAGACCCTCCTCAAAAAGGTATCACTCGTCGTACTTTGAATAATATAGTTCAAAGCATGGTGCTTATCCGCAGGTATTATTCTATCATAAAAGGTACATACTTGTTCACCGTCCCAATACTTTTTAAGCACCGAATCTCTGTCATAAACGCCAGAAGAGAGGTTATCTTTCGAAACTGGATTGTATAGCCAAGCAAAGATTCGTTTCTTAGCCTCATCACGCGTCAGTTCGTCGTTATAGACGTGTTTGGCGTTCCAAGTGTGAATGTCTTGCTCTGGCTGTTCCTGCCCGGAAAGGGCCAATAGCGTTCGAAGTTCGGCTGCATTAAAATCAAGCTCAATAAACCAATCATTCTGCGGCTTTATCACCTTTCTAAGCTCTTTTGCGAGAGTGAGGATTGGGAAGCTATTTTTCTTTGTTGTGAAGCGGCCTGTCTTTGTCCCATACATATTATAATG